TTGATTATGATTTTAATTTTTTAATTGAATTTTTAGAGCATTATACTTGTCCTGTCGATCATGGTGGATCATATGACAAAACCTGGTCAGCTCCATTGCAACAATCTCACTCCCCTTTTAACTACATTTTAAATTATTTTAGAAAAACTTTTGAATATAATTTTAATGATGAGGATGGTTGTAGAGTGTTTTATTCTTTCGCATCTAATTCTGGCCCATCTCATGTGGATAGAGAGGATGTTTTTTTATTAGGTTTACATGGCAAAACAATTTATAAAGTAGAATATAATTTTTATGAAATAGAAAAAGGAGATTTATTGTTTGTTACAAGGGGTGATAGACATAAAGCTATATCTGTAACACCCAGAATCGTAGCGTCTTTTGGATTTTTTGGAGGTAAAAATGGAAATTAAAGTAGATAAACATGTAATTTTTACGGATTACGTTTGGTCTTTTATGATGCCAGATCATGAGCATTGGAAAAAAGAAATAGAAGATATAATAACGGTTGAAAAAAACAAATCAATACACAATTTTAGCACTGAAAATTTACAAGATAGACCCGTGCGAGCACATAAAACGGCATGGGATTCTTTTGCTAGATATCCTGCAGTTTATAATATTTTAAAAATAATTTCTTCTACCATTCAACAATCAATACAACAGGATGGATGGGAAGCCCCTTCATTAACTCCAGTAGATGGTTGGATAAACTGGTTTGAAAAAGATCAATTTGCTCATGAACATGATCACAATTGTTTACTTTCCGCTGTTTATTATGTTTCATCAGAACACTCTCCAAGTAAATTTTTCTTTCACAGAAATGACAGATTTCGATTACGTAAAGAAAATGAACAGGCTAATTTAAAATTAGTGGAACCAAAAGAGGGAAGCGTCATCTTTTTTACTGGCTGTCAATCGCATTCTGTATCAGCAAATACAAGTGAAAAAACAAGAATAACTTTGGCTGCAAACTTTGTAGGAGAATACGTGAAAAATTGGAATCCGTATGACGGAAGAAAATAAATTATTTATAGGCACACCTTGTTATGGTGGTATGATCACCGCAGATTATTTTAAAAGTTGTATGCAACTTGTTGCTTTAGCTACATCTAAAAAAATAGAATTACAGTTTGGAACAATTGGTAACGAGTCATTAATAACTAGGGCCAGGAATACTTTGGTGCAATTATTTATGGATGGGGACTACACTCATTTATTATTCATTGATGCTGATCTAGCCTTTAATCCAGAAGCAGTTATAAGAATGCTTGATTACAACAAAGATGTAGTAACAGGCATTTATCCTAGAAAAACTATTGATTGGATAAAAGTAAAAAAGAGACTTAAACAAAAACCAAATATGTCTGAAGATGAGTTGCTTGCAGCTTCGTTACAATATAATTTAAATGTAAAAGATCCCAATAAAATATTACTAGATAAAGGTTTCATTGAGGTCATGGATGGGCCAACTGGATTTATGTTAATTAAAAGAGAAGTATTTGTAAGGATGGCTAAAATATATCCAGAATTAAAGTTTGTCCCTGATCAGCATATTAATCAATCTCACGATAAGGAATTTGACTATCATAAAACATCGGATTGGAATTATACTTTTTTTGACACAATGATAGAACCACAAAGTAAAAGATATCTCTCAGAAGACTATGCTTTCTGTCGTTTATGGCAAAATATGGGTGGCAAAATATATGCAGATATTATGAGTGGTATGACTCATTATGGTAATTACGCGTTTAGAGGCAATGTTGGAACTCAATTCTTGCCTCAAAACAATAAGTAATTTATTATTGTAGTATGCAATTAGTTGATTTAAAGTTTCGCCCTGGCATTGACAAGCAAGACACCGCATACTCCGCAGGTGATGACCGTAAATACGTAGATTCAGATTTTGTTAGATTTCACTATGGTAAACCAGAAAGATGGGGTGGATGGGTAAATTTGCCTAATCCTAATGTAACGGTTGTTGGAGTTGTGAGAGACAGTCATTCTTGGATTGGATTAGATGGCACAAGATATTTAGCTTTAGGCACGGATAGAAAATTATATATTTTTTCTGAGGGTAAGGTTTATGATATTACACCTATAAGAAGAACCGCTAGTCTTACAAACCCTTTTGCTACATCAAGCGGATCTGCAACAGTTACAGTAACTGATGCTGGACATCAAGCAGAGGTAGGTGCTTTTGTTACTTTTGATAATGGCTCTGCTACAAATGTCGTTGATGGCATTGATTTTAATAATGAATTTGAAATTATAACAGTTCCAAGTTCAAACACTTACACAATAAACGCTGGCACAAATGCATCTGGAACAACAGCAGCAGGTGGTGGTTCTACAGACGCAAGCTATCAAATAAATCCTGGACCTACATCATCTACATATGGATATGGTTGGGGCACAGAAACTTGGAGTGCTAGCACATGGGATACACCAAGATCGTCTTCTAATGTTGTAGTAGCAGGTAGAAACTGGTCTTTAGATAATTTTGGAGAGGACCTAATAGCCACTGTATTAGATGGTGGCACATTTGTTTGGGACACATCTGGAGGTTTAGGAGCTAGAGCTACAGCATTATCCAATGCACCAACAGCATCAAGATTTAGCCTTGTTTCTACAGATACAAGACACTTACTAATATTTGGAACTGAAACAATTATAGGAAATCCTAATACTCAAGACGATTTGTTATTTAGATTTTCAGACAGAGAAGATGCAACAGATTATACTCCTGTCGCCACAAATGAAGCTGGTTCTTTAAGAATAACAGATGGATCTAGAATCGTTGGCGCTGTTAAATCTACAGGTCAAATACTAGTTTGGACCGACACCTCACTACATGGAATTCAATTTGTTGGTACACCTTTTACATTTGGTCTAAGACAACTTGGTGCAAACGCTGGTTTGATAGCACAGCATGCAGCCATAGAGGTTAATGGCAAAGCATATTGGATGTCTGATAATGCTTTTTATTTATACGATGGTGTTGTTAAAAAAATGCCTTGTACTGTTCAAGACTATGTATTTGATGATTTAAGTTATACGAATAAAAATGACATTGCAGTTGGTTTAAATACAGCTTTTAACGAAATAATTTGGTATTATCCTTCGGCTAATGCTACACAAATTGATAGAGCTGTTGCTTATAACTATTTAGAAGGCACTTGGTACACAATAAATCTTGCAAGAACTACGTGGCTTGGTGCTTATGTTTATGAAAAACCTATAGCAACAGAATATAGTGCGTCTGCAACTGCAAACGCTACAAGCATACTAGGTTTAACTGCTGGTGCGTCATCTATATTTGAACATGAAACTGGTAATAATCAAGCAGATGGAACGGCTATTACAGCTTTTTTAGAAACAGGTTCTGTAGAGATAGCGGATGGTGATCAGCTAATGTCTGTAAGTAAATTAGTTCCTGATTTTGATAATCTTGCAAACACTATGACAGCCAGATTAACCCTAGAACAGTATCCTCAGTCAACATCAAATGTGCAGACTAGTGGATCAATTACTAGCTCTACAGAAAAAATAAATGTTAGAGGTAGAGGTAGGGCAGTTAAAATACGATATACAACTAATACAGTAGATGATACACCCTGGAGACTTGGGTCACAAAAACTGCAGATAAGACCTGATGGAAGAAGATAATGGCAAAAATTACAATAACTAGATTACCAAATGCAACACCAGATTATGATGCTGGTCAGTTTGATCAAATGATTAGGTTACTTGATCAAATAATATTTTTATTAAATACTAACTATCAACAGGATATAAAAGAAGAACAAGAACAGGAGACATTTTTCTTTGGCTAATACATTTAAAGGACCGATGTTAGATGTCACTACGACAGACTTAACAACTTTAATAACTGTGCCCACAGCTAATCCCGGCGCAACTCCTCCTGTGCCAC